TAAAACTGCTTAGGGGTACTGTTTAGTTCTGTGCATGGGAGCCCTCTCCGTTTGGATAAGGCTATTCTTTCCAACCACAAAGAAAAGGAACTGTCAAATGACAGTAGCAATTACCTCACCCATTACGGGTGGGGCCCAGACGGGCTTCACAGCCCCCACGTATACCCATGTTGTCGATGTTGCTCTTGACACCAATGGGAAACAGTGGGCTGTCACCGCCCTAGGTGGTACGCAGGTAGGAGTGCGGGTCCACTCTGCATCGGACCCCTTCACGTTTCTTTACGTGAGGCCCAAGGTCTACAAAGGCCTTGGTAAGCCACATCCTGTCACTGGGTTACTCCAAAGCGTGCCGAAAAACACCCACTTGATCAAGATTGCAAAGGGAGCAATCCCTCTTGCAGGGCAGCCGGCGTCAGTAATGACGATCAGATGCCTTCTCGAGATCCCGGCGGGTGCCGACACTGCGGATGCCGCAAACCTAAGAGCAGCAATTTCGCTGCTTGTTGGCGCCTTGACCCAAATTTCAGCGGGTCTTGGTGACACACTGGTTAGCGGCGTAGCCTAACTTTCGTTAGGTGGAGACGGTCCGTGAAAAAGGTAAGTGGCTTTATTTCCCTCACCGTCGTGATTATCCTCGGTTCCCTCGCGCTTCGTGCCCTCTGTTATTTGGAGGACATTGAGTGTAGGGTTTGGGTTAACTTAGCCCGGTTATTCTGAGGTAATCACCCCTAAGGAGCGTAGTATGCATACTTTTGCTACCGCGTTTCAACACCTTCAGGATGATCTGCCGAAAACGGACCACATCCTTACTTCGGATATGGATCTTCCATCGGCACAGTCACTCTGGCTGCGCAATTCTTTCCTCAAGAAATTTGAGGATCAGAAGAGTGCAGACGCAGACCTTAAAGCTCTCGGGCTCTTTTTACGGAGCAACGAGAGATGTAAGGAGTTTGCGTTAAAACCAGAGAGATTGTTTGAGGATGCACTTATCGAAGAGGTCAAAAGCCTCTTTGATTCGTACTTCCACGATGGCCCGCACCTATCATTGGACCTTTCTAAAATTTCAGAAGGTCTTATGACTGGTCCGGGTGCTAGTAGAGGAGCAGTTTCGGACAACTTTTACACAAAGTTGTTCGATTCCAACCTCACTTGCACAAGCGATCATCTTTACAGGGATTACCGGTGCGCTATAGTTGATTGGCCTTATTGGAATCTCGCTGAAAATGCGCGTGAAAACCAGTATAGGCACGCTATAGTGGAAGGTAACCGTCTTTCCTTTGTTCCTAAAACGTCAGTAATCTCGCGTACTATCTGTACCGAGCCTAATCTGAATATGCTTTTTCAGAAAGGGATCGGGTCCTTCTTAGAGGAACAGCTGGAACGCCGTTGGAAACTTTCAATGGCTGACCAACAGTTCGTCAACAGAAGACTGGC